CTGACTTAATTCCTAGCTTACCTGTTTGTCTGTTAACGATAACATTGCCTGTTTTGTATAAATTATTAAGAAATCTTTCGCTACGATCTTTGCCTGACACTTCATCGAACCATCGTTGGAAAAACCTCTCTATTCTTTTGTTCTTATGTACAACCCGAACTCCTTGAACCGCAAAGTCACTCATTAAATCAATAACATTTTTGACCAAACCCACTCTTTGGTAAACATCTTCTGCTCTACGCATGATCATCTTCATGCTACGTCGAGGTACTGCTTCATCTGGCCTGAAGTAATCGTAATCTGATCTGGTTAAGCCTGGTCTGCCAGAAGTATTAGTATCTAATCCAGAAAAATCATGTCTTCGTCCCGCAGAAGCTTTTTGGATACCAGTATATTCCTCTAAGGACTCGGAAGACTTTTTAAGAGCTTCTTGTTTACTAGATAAATCCTCTCCCCATGTAACATATGCTTCGTGATTAACAGTTTCAGCATTTTTTATTTCATCAGAATTATTATATTTTTTTGTCATGATATCCTTCTATTGGGATTGCAATTAGATTACAATTGTACTATACACTATTTTCTGTAAATTCCTTTATATATATCATCATTTACAGCTGAAGTAAACCATTCAGGACCTTTGTACAACTCTCCCTGATTTTTTACTATATCCCTTAGATTACCTCCAACAACATCGTATCCTACTGGCTTTAACGAACGCCTCATCTGTCTAGCTATCATATTTGCCATGACTAAAGAGCTATATCTATCTTTTCTTAATCTGCCTTTTTTTCCATGATTTAACTTGATTTCAGGAGTGTCCCATCTATCTCTCGCATTAGGACCTGTGCTGGTTTGTGTCATAACAATAGTAGTCAGTTCATTTTTTAGTTCTTCTATTTCTAATATACATTCGCTAAGGCTGTCATATATAGGGTCTAAATCTGATTCTAAAATATCTTGACCTTCTTTGTCCATAGCTAGACCTAGTGTTAAGTTGTCAAATCTAGGAAATAGCAAAGCTTTATCCTCTAAGTCTTTTCTTAAACCGTGGTTAGCTTGTGCTGTCCAATCCGCTCTAGCAAATTGCACTAATTCTAAAATATGTAGTCCTGGTTGACTGTCCGTGTCCTTTACTTTATTGTCTTCTACCACAGGCCAAATCAAAACTTCTCCTTCTTCTAGCTTAGAAGGATCATGTAAAGCTTCCTCAATAGCAACACCACCACCCTGAGCATCAAGACCTATCCTAATAGGAGGGAATAGTTTCATTAGATTTCTAATTTTTCTAGCACAGAATTTATAAAAGTCATGCTCATCACTTAATCCAGCTTTTTGCCTAACTTTAAAGTTAGATCTGTTTGTAGTCCAAGAATAAACGATACGAGAATGGTCTGGATGAACTTCTAATATAACAATACTAAAATTATCTTTTTCTGACGCTGGATCAATACCATACACATACCCAAGATTAGCGTCACCCTCTACTCTAGCTTCAAATATAACATTTTTACCATTGATATTAATATTATTAGATTCTGAAGCTACGCAGCTTTCTAGTAGGCTACGCTTGAAAAAACCTTCACTATCATTAATAAAACAAGCAGCATATTCCATATTGTATATACCAGAATGTATGGTTGCTTTAGCTCTAGCTACCTGCTTGTCATCCATAAAGCCTTTAGGGATTAATTCATAAGGTATTCTAATAACACTATAGTCTTTCCAGTTAAAATTTTCAGGAACTTCTCCATTAAAGATATCTTGTAACTTTATAGTATCTCCACCACTTTCTACAATAGACTTGTATCTTTTCCAATACTGTGCAAAATGTTTAAAACCATAATCTGCTGTACCAGAAATTATAGCTTGATTACTATTCTTTTTAGATAATGCTTCTAATTCTTCATTCCAAATACCAGCATCTATCATAGCTTGCTTTTTTGCTTGTTCTTTTACGTTTTCAATAGGACTAGCAGACACAGCAGCAAAACCAGCAACAACAGTCTCATATATATCTGGAGACATAGACGCAAATTCATCAGCAATAATGATATGAGCACGTAAGCCTCTAATCTTACTACCATCACCCATAGGAATAGCAATAGTCCAACTATCTCCTAATCTTAAAGTACATCTATCTACATCTCTTCTAGGACCATCGTCATTACCATTAAATATACTTCTTAGTATAGGGCTAGTGCGCCACATATTTTCCATATACTCAAAAAGAATTTTACTCTGTCTGAAACCAGCACCAACAACAACAATTTTAGTACCAGGAACAAAAGTGCATTTTAGTATGCAATATAGACTCATTAAAAAAGATTTACCAAAACCACGAGAAGCTACAAACATAGGAAATGGACGAATCCAAAACTCTTGTAATATAGCTATTTGTATAGGATGTAGTTCTATGCCAAATAATAGCTTGCAAGTTGATCCTATGTATTCAGTATCTCTAAAAATTTTAATAAGATGTTTATCTGGATTCTCTATGTCATCTTGGTTTCTATTAATCATTAGGTTTTGGTCGATAGATATACTATCAAGATCACCTAATCCCAGCCATGCATTGTCAAATCCAGTAATTTTATCACTCATATTAAGCTGTTGCTGTTTTTTGTGCTTTAAGTTTACGAGACTTGCTAATAGCTCGATTAACAATCATTTTAGCTACAGTTTCAACAAAAGGTAAGTTGCGTTTCTTGCTTTCGTCTTTAAGCCAACCTAAAATCGTTGACATATTCTCTTCACACCAATCACTGCCTTTTTCATTCATCTCAATAGCGTGTCTACGACAAGAGCAACTAGAAGAGCTAACAATACCTATACTCTTAATCATATTTGTTAAAATAGCTCCAGGTCCATCAGGATCTTGTTCTACTGTTTTTGGAAACAGTCCTTGCAATGTTGCTTGAGGATCATCTCCTAATTTTTCTAATAATTTAATCTGTAGCTGGCTAGGGGTAAATACAGAATCATCTGTAAATTGATTACCAGAAACAACAATCATATTTCCTTCAATTCTTTCAGCAGGACTTTTCGCTTCAAAAAATACTGAAACATAATTATGCTGTAAATTAATTTGAAAAACCGGATTTAATTCATCTACAGTAAAGGGTGCGTGTTCAAGCCTATTACCTTTAGCATCTGTTTCTGGAGGCTTCTGTAAAGTAATTGGTTGCGAAAGTTTCATATTTACTTCTCCTTTTTAAGTTTTTGATTAATTTCCATATAAAAAATCTTCTTCATGATATACTCAGCAGTTCTAGCAGCATTTTCAGAAGAATCGCAAAATAATACTTGTATATTATATTTTAACTGCCAATCTAAAATGTGTTTCATTATAAAAGCTGGTTTAATTCTAATTTTATTCCACATACGCTTAGGTAAACTAGAACCTATAGGATAATCTAATACATTACCTATATTAAATTCTAATAAGAAGTATGCATACTTATATTTACTCATTCTATCAATAACATCTACAAACCTTGATTCTACAATGTTATTAGCTACTTCATTAATACTCTTCTTACGTTCTATAGCTAAAATATCTTCAAATCCTTCTATACTATAGTCTCCAGTATCTAGTTTTTTACTAGCCGTAGCGTACTTGGTAAAAGACCAAGGTTGCTGTTCTCTAGTATCTACAATAACAGTAAAATCATCTTTTATGTCTGGCATTGGCGTGTGCTATCTTTAAAAAAATTGATTCGTAATTGTCTTCCATTCCTTTAATCATGTCGTGATGATGTCTACATAACGTAACACCATTACTAACTTCAAATCTTAAACCAGGATAATCAGCCCACCGTTTAATATGATGAGCATTAAGCTTTTTACCCATATTACATCCTGGCCACTGACACTTATATCCATCTCTCTTGTATACTGCTTTTCTCCATTTTTTGTATTCTGGATCTTTAAAATTTCTAAACATTAATAGCGGCTGCCTTTATATCTGAATCAATCATATCTCCTATCAATTCATCAAAAGATGTATTAGGTTCCCAAGATAATTGTTTTCTAGCTTTACTATTTTTACCTTTTAAATAGTCTACCTCACAAGGTCTATATAAAGACTGATCTATCTCAACGTAAGAACGATAATCTAATCCTACATGATCAAAGGCTTTCTTTACAAAATCTAAAACGCTCCAAGTTTCTTCTGTACAAATAACATAGTCATCTGGTGAAGATTGTTGTAGCATTAAATACATAGCTTCTACATAGTCTTTAGCATGACCCCAATCTCTTTTAGCTGATAGATTACCTAGCTTCAATGTCTCACTAGTTTTAGAAGACATCAAATCTCCTATATACTTTGTAATTTTTCTAGTAACAAAATTTTCACCTCTACGAGGACTTTCATGATT